TGTGTGGGCAAAGGGTCAATACGGCACGATGCTTGGTGGCCAAATCAAGCCCGCTCGCCAGATTGACGCCCCGACCACGCCAAGCCGTCCTAAGGATAGCTTTGACGACAACGCGCCGTGGTAGGCCGTGTCTGACCGTGCCGTCATCACCCTGCGTTCACAAACTGACCGAGACAAGGCCAGCAAATGGGCGCAGGGCGTCCCTCTAGGGAGCAAGATTGTCTTTCATGGCCCGACCCGAAGCATCGACCAGAACAGCGCCCTGTGGGCCGCGCTTGGTGACATTGCCAGACAGCGAGATTATCACGGCCTCAAACTCTCGCCGGACGATTACAAACTGCTGTTTATGGACGCCCTGGATCGTGAGACGCGCATGGTCCCGAACCTGGACGGCACCGGAATGGTCGGACTAGGCCGGTCATCGTCCAGCCTGAGCAAGGAAGAATTCACCGGCTTGCTCTCATTGGTTTTTGAATGGGGCAACCGCAATGGCATTACGTGGAGCGACCAGCCTAATGAATGACCCCATCACCGCAGTCAGAACCTACGCCTGCGAGAAAAGCCGTGCTGCCCGCGATAAATGGCTTGCCTATCGAGCGGAGGCCGGAATGCCAGTGTTTCGCATTGCTGATAAGCATGACGATCCGCCGGGTGCGTTTATGAGACAGTTTCGGAAAACGCAAAAATAATCACAGCGGGGTATTGCGTTGCCGGAAACGTCGTGTTTTATGGTGGCAACAAGGGAGAACGACATGACCGCTCGCGACACCAGCCACCTCGTTGCACTGATGACCGGCCTGAGCCGTGAGCGTCAACGCCTCGCCGCAGCCCGCACCGAACAAGAGCGCGCCCTCCGCACCGTGTGGGTTCGCCAGTCGGAAAAGGAAATCAACGCGGAAGAGCGTTTTCTTGGCATGACGGAAACCGATTGGAATGAGCCGGAAATGTCGGCTGACGACTTGATGGCGGAGTTGATGGCATGAAGGTTCGCAGCCCAGATCGCCGCCTGAAGGCCCTTCAAGAGGCCTTTGTGGCTGTCGCTAGGGAATTGCACGCTGCAACCGAGGGCGACAAATCGGAGGAAGCCCTTGATGAGATTTTGGGGCGCGTCGCGCATATATCCGCATCCGCCGTCATGACCATTCGGGGGGAGTTGTCGCCGGTGGTGTCGGCAATGCCGATGTTCACTTGCTGCCCGCTTTGCCAAAAATTCCATGCGCCGGGATTTTGCTCATGACCAGCACCCTCCGCGCTCAACTCGCCCGCTCCCGCCAAGCCCAATCAGGAGCAAAGCGCATAGAGGTAGTGCTAGACGCTCGCTCCCTCGCTTGCCTCGAAAAGATCAAAGCCCAAACGGGCGTCAAAACCAACGCAGAGGCTATCTGCCGCGCGCTTTATGCGGCGGACGCTCTGCTAACCCATTGAGCAGCCAGTAGTTAGAGGGACTGGTGGGCGCGGATCACGGGAAGTCACTGGCCCGCCGTGCCCCGCTCAACCCCATACCTTGACCCGCCAGGCCCTCTAAGGCATCATCCCCACGCTCTAAGCCCGCGCCAAGGCAATAAGGCTAGACGCAAACCACGGAGACTAGCAGATGGCCGGTCTAGGCCGACCCTCTGATTATACGCCAGAACTGGCGGCTGATATTTGCTCAAGGCTCGCTGCGGGTTCATCGCTGCGGGCTATTTGTGCATTAGAATCAATGCCGTCGTCGTCGTCTGTGTTCCTTTGGCTGACAAAGCATAAAGACTTCTCGGACAACTACGCGAAAGCCATTGATGAACGTGCCGCTGGTATGTTCGATGATATGCTCGACATTGCAGACGACGTTGAGCCTCAAAAATCGCACGTTGCCAAGGCTCGCCTCCGCGTTGACACACGCAAGTGGGCACTTGCTCGGATGAACCCGAAGAAATACGGCGACAAGCTGCAACAGGAAGTCTCCGGCCCTGACGGCGGCGCTCTCACTGTCACATGGCTCAAGCCCGAATGACGTTGCTCGGCTACAGATGGACTGGCAGCGAGCTTCGCAAGGTTGAGAGGTTCGCGGAGCCTATTGTGTTCCAGTTTCGCCGTGAGCACGGGCGGTGGGTGTTTCGCTGGCGTCCTCGGTTCACGGGCGGTTACGCTTGGCCGAAACCAGAGTAATTCCCTACGCCCCTCGCCGGGTGTTCCTGCCGTTCCATAACCGGACGCAACGCTTTGCCATCGGGGTGGCGCACCGTCGCTGCGGTAAGACGGTGGCTTGCATTAACGACATGATCCGCAATGCGGTGGTGTCCGACAAGCCCCACTATCGAGCGGCCTATCTCGCGCCCTACCTGAAGCAGGCCAAGGACGTGGCATGGGAGTATCTGAAACGATACAGCCAGCCGATCTGGGCAAAGCCGCCAAACGAATCAGAACTGTATGTCGAGCTGATAGGCGGCAAGCGCATCAAGATTTACGGCGCTGACAACCCGGATGCCCTGCGCGGTGGCTACCTGGATGATGCCACGCTGGACGAATATGCCGATATGTATCCCGGCATCTTTGGCTCTATCATTCGCCCGATGCTGGCTGACCGCCAAGGCACAGCTACGTTCATTGGGACGCCGAAGGGACGCAATGCGTTCTTCGACCTGTTTGAGCGGGCCAAGACGGACCCTGACTGGTTCCCGTTCTTCCTGCCTGCCTCCGAAACGCTGATCCTACCGCAGAGCGAACTGGTCGCCGCTGCAAGGGAGATGACGCCTGAGCAGTATGAGCAAGAGTTTGAATGCTCGTTCGAGGCCGCAATCATCGGTGCCTACTACGGCAAGGACATGGCTGAGAGCGAACGGGCTGGACGGATTACAGACGTTCCTTATGACCCTGCGCTGCCGGTCTACACCACGTGGGACTTGGGCATAGGCGACAGCACGGCCATCTGGTTCTGGCAGGCGGTCGGGCCTGAGATACGGGTCATAGACTTCTACGAGGCCAGCGGCGAGAGCATTGAGCATTATGCAAAGGTCTTGCAGGCCAAGCCTTATCGTTACGAAACGGACTGGGTGCCGCATGATGCACGGGTCAGGGAACTAGGCACGGGGCGCACCAGGATCGAGACGATGCTGACGCTTAAGCTAAAGCCCAAGCTAGTTCCGAATCACAAGGTGCTAGACGGCATCAACGCGGGCCGTGTGTTGTTCCCGCGCATCTGGTTTGACCGTGAGAAGTGCAAGGCAGGGATTGAGTGCCTGCGCCAGTATCGAGCGGACTATGACGACAAGGCGCGTGTGTTTCGTGACGGGCCTAAGCACGATTGGACCAGCCACGCTGCCGATGCGTTCCGGTATCTGGCAATGGCCTATCGAGAGATCAAGCCGGAGGTCAAAGCAGCGGATAAGCCGATCCGTGGCGTTCAAGACATGACGTGGGATGACCTGCTGGCTAGTCAGCCGGTTAGAAGCGCATACGAGAGGGCATGATGGACAGATACGATCCAAACCATCCGATGAACTGTGCGCCTTACCCGTCAAAGGCAAAGCAAACGTGCGCGACCTGCGCCAAGTGCAGGGCCATTCCTGCTGGTCATCGGTGCGAGCGGTTTAGTTGGCTGCTACGTCGCGCGGACGCAGACGGTTGCGGACTCTACGAAGGCGCATGATCGTTCTATCGACAAGCGGTCCCGTGCACGATATGTTCCCCTGAACGCTTGCGAGGGGCTATGCTTCCCGACGAACCTGAAAATCAAGACGGCATTGACCTCGTTACCAAATGGATTGAGGAAATCAATCTGTCTGAGCGCGAGTTGCAGCCGTGGTGGAAGGCTGGCGACATCATCGTCAGGCGGTTCAAGAACGAAAACCGGGCGCGGGGTGGTGGCCGTCCGTCTGTAGGGTATGAGCGTCGCCGCTTTGCCATTCTGTGGTCTAACGTCTCGACCCTTCAGCCTGCCATCTATGCCAAGCAGCCTAAGCCGATGGTGGATCGCCGCTATCGTGACGAAGACCCAGTCGGCAAGATTGCGTCTGACGTGCTGGAAAGGGCGCTAGGGTTCAGCCTCGACCAGTATGATTTTGACGGACGCGTGAAGCTTTGCGTTTTGGACTATCTGCTGCCGGGCCGTGGCCAGGTGTGGGTGCGCTACATCCCGCATATGCGCGAGGTGAACGCAGAGCAGGATTACGAACTGGGCGAAGGCGTTCAGGACGACGACGATAGCGAGGTTGGCGAAGTCGAGACACCGGAAGCCACAGAGGAAGTGGTTTACGAGGAAGTCCAGTGCGACCACGTCTCTTGGAAAGACTGGCTGACTAACCCCGCGCGTGAATGGGCAGAGGTGCGGTGGGTCGCCCGGCGCGTCTATATGACAAGGGCTGAACTGACGGAACGCTTTGGCGCTGAGATGGCCAAGAACGTCCCGATTACGACGACCTCGACCGGCACGGACACGGCCTCGGATGCCCAAAAGCAGTCCAGCCAAACGGGCGAGGTCTATGAGATTTGGGACAAGCCCACGAAGACGGCCTATTGGGTCTGCAAGGGCTACACGGGCGGGGTTCTGGATAAGCGTGAAGACCCGCTTGGGCTTACCAACTTCTTCCCTTGCCCGCCTCCGCTCAATGCCACGACGGCCAATGACAGCACGATCCCGGTTGCGGATTACGTCCAGTATCAGGACCAGGCCGACGAACTGGACGAACTGACGGCCCGTATTGGCAAGCTGCAAGATGCGCTGCGGATGGTGGGTGTGTATGCCGGTGAGGCAAACCGCGAACTACAACTGGTGTTCTCGCCGGGTAACGAGAACAAGCTAATCCCAATCGACACGTTTGACTTGTGGAAAGAGAAGGGCGGCGTTCGCGGCCTTATCGAGTGGGTGCCGGTTGATATGGTCATTCAGGTGCTGAAGGGCTGTTACGAGGCCCGCTCGCAAGTCCTGAACGACATTTACCAGATCACCGGCCTGTCAGACATCATCCGGGGTGAAGGCAATCCCAACGAGACGGCAACGGCTCAACGGCTGAAAGGCCAGTGGGGTTCTCTGCGTGTTCGTGACCGGCAACGCGATTTGCAACGGTTCTGCCGTGACGCCATCCGGCTCAAGGCTGAGATTATCGCGGAGCATTTCAGCATCGACACGCTTAAGGCGATGACGAACGTAAAACTGCTGACGGCGGCTGAGAAGCAGCAGATCGAGCAAATCATGCCGCTGATCCAGCAGGCAGAGCAAGCGGGGATGCCCATTCCACCCGGCATGGCTCCCGATCCTGCTATGTTGGAACTGATGGCCCAGCCGACGTGGGATGAGGTGCAGGCCCTTCTCCGCAATGATGCGCTGCGCTCGTTCCGTATTGACGTTGAGACTGATTCGACGGTCGAGCCGGATGAGAACGCGGCCAAGATGGCGTTCACCGAGTTCACGGGCGCTGTGGTTGGCTTGATGACGGCTGCGGCTGGCATCGTCCCGAATGCGCCATACACGGCCCCGCTGTTTGCGGAAGTGCTGAAGCAAGGCGCTCGCACGTTCAATGTCAGCCGGTCGATGGAAGACGTTATCGACAAGGTGTTTGAGCAGGCAGAGGCCGCACCGCCTGTCCAGCAACCTGGACCGCCGCCGCCTGACGAAAGCGCAATGCAAGTCGAGCAACTCAAGTCACAGACGGCGCAGATGCAGGCTCAAATCGAGCAGCAGCGGACGCAGATGGAAGGCCAGCTTGGCATGGCTGAACTCAACCTCAAAGGCCAAGAACTTCAGGTGAAGGCTGCGGCCCTATCCCGTGACCCAACTCCCCAAGGATTTGCGTAATGACTGACCAAACCCTTAACGAAATCCTTTATCAGGCGGCTGCAATGTATATCGGTGGTGACGTGTCTGGGCTTCCGTTCAACGAAGTCGTGCGACGGGCTGCGGCTCGCTACATCTCTGGCGAAGGTGGCGTTTCGGACCTTTCAATCGCTCCGGCGTTCTTTGATGAGTTCCTGTTTGCCTCGACGGAAGCGGGCGAGATTGGTGAGCTTGGATGGGGCTTCACCAGCGGAACTTGGAACCTGATTAGCGCCGTGTCCAACCACCCCGGCATTTGTCGCCGGACCTCGACGGCTGTGATTGACGCAATCGCTTCGTCCTACCCTGGTGGTGGTGGCACCGCTGTCAATATGCTGTTTGAGCAGTTGGATGAAATCAACTGGGTGGTTCGGGTTCCCACGACGATTGCCAGCATGGACATCCGCATTGGCTTGGCTAATGATTTCACGGCTAATCCACCGATCAATGGCGCGTATTTCGAGAAACTGACGGCTGATACGAACTGGTTTGGCGTCGGACGGGTTTCCAACGTCGAGACGCGGACTGATACGGGTGTGGCCGCTGCGGCTGATGCTTGGCTCAATCTCAAACTGCGCCGCGTGAGCGAGACTGTGCTTGGTTTCTCCGTCAATGGCGCGGCTGAGATTCAGGTTGCGGGCAATATGCCGGTGAACTCGACCTCGCTGCTGCCGGGCTTCCACATCATCCCGAAGGCACTTAGCGCGAGGTCGCTGGACGTTGACGCGTTTGGGATGCTCCTGAACGCCAACACGCGGTGATTGGATGAGCCGAGCGACCTACCGGAAATGCCAAGCCTGCGGTGACATTCACGACGTGGCCGCATGGCCGCGCACTTGCCTAGAGCAGTTCCGCAAGGCCCGGTCAGATTTGCCGATGCCCTACGTTCGTGCGGACGGCATGGACCCGATCATAAACCACGCCAATGGGCTGATTTATGACTCCCGCTCTGCCTATGAGCGCGGTGTGCGTGATGCCGGTTGCGAGATTGTCGGAGGAGAGAAGATCGAACCAAAGGCGCGGCCTGTGCTGTCTGACCGCGAACTTAAGCAGGACATCAAGACGGCTATGGATCAGGTGGAGGCCAGACTATGAGCGATATGGAAGACGACATTCGGGCGGCAATGGCAGAGGTTAGCGGCAACGCACCTGAGCCTGCCCCCGTTGAAGAAGTGGCGGTTGCGCCGGAAGCGGTTATCGAGGCTGAAACGCCCCATGATGACGGCGAAAAAGCAGCAGACGGACGTGTTCGCGGCCCTGACGGCAAGTTTATTGCCAAAGCGCCCGAAATGGTGCAAGATACTCCCGACCAGCCCTCAGAGGCAGTCGCGGACCCTGCTGCAAGGCTCGCCATCCGCGCCCCGGCTTCATGGTCGCCTGCGGCTAAGGCCACGTTTGATAAACTGCCCCCGGAAGTGCAACAGGCTGTTGCAAAGCGGGAACAGGAGATCGATCACGGACTGCGGCGCAAGTCTGAGGAGGTGAAGCGGTATGAACCGCTGGAGCAAGTGCTTGCCCCTCGCCGCGCTCAATGGGCCGCGCAAGGGATGGATGAGGTTCACGCGGTCAAGACGCTGCTTGCAGCACAAGACTTGCTTGAAAAGAATCCGATGCAGGGGCTTGAGTTTCTGGCCCGTTCGTATGGCGTGAATTTGAACACGGCCCAGCCGCAGGGACAGCCCTACCAGGCCCAGCCCGCGCGAGACAGCCACCCAGAGATTGCGGCCCTCAAGCAGCAACTCCAAGTCCTGCAAAGCCAAGTCCAGACGGCGCAGACCGCGCCTATCGTCAGCCAAATCGACGCCTTTCAGAACGATCCGGCTAACCTGTATTTCGAGAACGTCCGCGATGATATGGCGGTCCTCTTGCACAACGGGAAAGCCTCGGACCTTAAGGAAGCCTACGAGATGGCTTGTTGGATGAGGCCGGACATTCGCCCGTTCCTGCAAACCGCGCAGGCTCCGGCGGCTCCGATGCAAGACAAGGCGGCGCAGGCGCGACGGGCGGCTGTCAGTGTCACCGGGTCGCCGGGTCAATCCCGGATTCCCAAGTCCAACGGCTCAATTGAAGACGACATCCGGGCGGCTTTTGAAGAAGTCACCGGGGCGGCTTAGGAGAACTTAAATGACTTCCCCGAATCTTTCGGAAATCGCAACCACTACCCTGCGTAACCGCACGGGCAAGCTGGCCGACAACGTCACGCAGAACAACGCGATTCTGTCGCGCATGAACCGCCGTGGCACCATCAAGCCGGTGTCCGGTGGTCGGACCATCATCCAGGAACTCGAATACGCTGAAAACGTCACTTATCAGCGTTACTCGGGCTACGAAGTCCTGAACA